CAGGCTTTGATACCATATAGCTGTAAGTGCTTGATTTCCTTGGGCATAAAATCCTCCCCAAAACTTCCCCAATATCGCCCAAAAATTCAGCCACCGATTATGCCACGTCAATCCACTCAGCGCCTCGGCTGTCTCGGTACAGGTCGGTCATGGTTGCCGAACGGTGACCCAGCAGTTTCTGCGCATCACGGCCTTCAAGTTCGTGAAGTCGTGCGGCGAGGGATCGCTGCTCGTGAAAGGACGGTGGTTGGCGGCCAAAAGTTATTCCCAGCTTCACGGCAGCTTTGTCGCGCGCCTCGGCAAAGGCAGAGCTCAGCGTGTCCAGCACCAGCGGCTGGCCAGCTTTTGCCCGGCCCGAAGCTTGTGCATGGTGCACCAGGTGTTGTGACAGAACGCGGTCGCGGCATTGTTTAATTACCGCGGCCAGATCCAGCCCGACCGACTCGAGGTGAAGCGCCGTGCTGATCCGCAGCCTGGTCCCGGTCTTGGACTGAACGACATGCAGGAAGCCGTCGTGCACATCCTTGAACAGCATCGAGGCTATATCGTCCCGGCGCTGGCCGGTGAGCACCGCCAGTTCCATTGCCCTGCGAAGCCATGGTTTCGTGGCTTCCTCGTAGATCGCCTTCCACAGTTCCAGCGTCAGCCGTTCGCGCTTGATGTTCACCCGCGCCGCTTTGGTCACCTCGACCGGGTTGGTGTCTGCCCACCCCCGCGCCTGCGCCTCGGCGAACACGTCTCGCAACAGCGAACGCATTGCCCTGGCCATCTGCGCCTTTCCCTCTTTGGCCATGCCCGTCAGGTAATCGGCCACATCCATCGTCGTGATGTCCTTAATCCCCTTCGAACCGAATACTGCTGTCAGGCGGTTTATCCGCATGCCCACGTTTTTGTTGCTGCTGGCTGAAAGCTTGCGCTCGGCGAACAGTTCGCGGTATTCGTCCAGCCACTCCGAGAACAATTTTCCAGGCGCTGGCGTCGGTGTGCTGATGCGCTCAGCAAGCGTTGGCTTGATGGCGTCCGCGTGGTTGGCGGCGACGGCCTCACGGATCGCCGCCTCCTTATCCTTGCCCAGGCCGAACACGCGACCACTGACTGGGTCGCGGTAGGTGTAATAAGTGACGCCGTTGCGGGCGTCGGTCTTGCGGTAGAGATTGGGCGGAAGATCCTTTGACCCGGTGTTACGCGGCCTGGGCGCCATTGCGTGCTCTCTCTATTCTGCTGATCAGGCTACCGCCGACAATCCGTACGGGCGGCTGATCAGGTTCTTGGTAGTGGGCGTCGGACTCTACATAGTAGTTGCGCCCGTGCTTGACCGGTACTGGCGCGATTCTGCCCTCTCGGGCCCATTTGCGCAGGGTATTGGGGCTCGGCGGCGTCTTGAACTCGGCCGCCGCCCATTCATCCAGGGTGACTTTTGCCATGATGATGCTCCGCGCCGCGCTGGGCGGCAGAAGGTGGGTTATCTGGTTTGCTTGGCCAGCAGCTCGGTGGCGGATACAAGGGCGCTGCCTGCCCTTTTCGCTGAGACCTCCCCGCCCGTGAGTGCCTTGCTCAGGCAGTCGGTGACTAGTTCCAGCACGGATACCAGCTCTTCGGTATTGGCAGACGACTCACGGCCCATATCCCAGAACGTCTGCGCCCAGTGGCCCTCTGGAGGCGGGCACCGGTCTTGTGCACCGAATGCCAGGGTGCCGACAATTGCATCGCAAAGGTCGCGCTTGTAGCTGTTGTCGCCGTCGATGCTCAGGCCGCGCCGGCGCAGAGCGCTGACCAGCTCGTTTCTATCCAGGCCCTGGTCTTCCAGGACGATGTCTCGCTCTGGCTCACCTGGGGTGACGATGACCAGGGCAAGCTTTGCGCCTGGCAGGCAGTACTCGCTGAGTTTGACCAGTGCATCGTTGGCTGCTTCGTGGAATCGCTGAACTGCTGACATAGGAATACCTCGCCCGCCGCTCACCGGCAGGCATGTAGGGGGATTGGGGTTAGGACGTTGCGTCGGTCGCCTCGGAGGACTTCTGCCATTCGATGACATCGGCGCCGAAGTCGGCGCGGGTGAAGTCGATAGCGCCGAATTGCCAGTGGTAGGTGAAAGGCAGTTGTCCGGGGCCGCGTTCGCATCGAGCCAGGACCGTCCCGCAGGAAAGGCGTAGATCTATCGTCTGGTGGCCTGGATCTTCATCTGGCTCAGCATCTTCCCAGTTGCCTCTGAGCTTTCGCACCGCATCGACCACATCGGCGATTTCAAACTCGCCGCGACTCGATCCGACGATGCCTTTAATCTGGTGGATTCCTGTTTCCCACCGGTCCTTACGCACCACCTTGCCGTCCGCTCGGATTTCGTAGTCCTCGGCTTTGGCGTCCCGGAACTCCGGCATGCGGAAGTCGCGCTCTGTGACTTGTCTGCTCATGGCCTCGGCTCCTTGCAGATGAAGACGTAGGCGAGCCAGAGGGTGGCGATCATAGTAGGTGTGCTCCTGCTTCGAGTAGGCCGTCGCGGTCTTCGCGTAGGCTGTCTCTTTCCTTGCGCAACGCTTCGTTCTCGGCGATCAGGGCCAGGACTGCGGCAGGGTTGGCGGCTCGGTAATACGCCTCGGCCGCACCAAACTCATGGCCGATTCCGTAAAATTGGACGCCAATCGCTACGCCGTCATAGTTGCAATAGTCCGCTTCAAGCTCTACTTCGCCACTTCCTCCGCAATGCGGGCATTCGATATAGCCGTTTCCGGATTTCTCTTCTGCTGTATCGAACTCTTGCGGGGTTGCAGCCTCGGCCAGGAGCTTCAGTTCGTTATAGTCAGGCATGACTTCGTCCTTGCCGCTATAGCGGCTGACTTTGAAGGGGGAGGGGTTACAGGTTTTGCGGGTGGAGTACGGATGTACTCCTATCGGGTTTTGGCTAATCGGCCAGACGCCGGAAGCCCATCGAGTAGATCAACTCCGCACGGGCCTGGCCGATGCCGTCAATGCGCTTGAGCCAGCCTATCGATTCATCGCGAGATGCGAACGCTGGTGCACCAGGATGCGGGGTAAAGCGAAGCGCTGCTTTGTAGGCTGCATCCAGGGCGTCATCCAAATCACCGCCGGCCTTTTTGGCTTCGTTGAAGGCGATGATCATCTTCACCCGGGCGTCGTAGCAGCGCTCCACCGGCATGCATGCCATTTGCTCAGCCTGCACGCCGTCAATCGTTTGGTTGGTGGTCATGGTCAATCTCCCCAGTACGACATGTCTTCATCTACCGCCTCAGCCGGCGACATTTCCCAGTCGTCGGCATAGGTCTCGTAAAGTGATGCAACCATGCCCCAGTTGGCCCAGCCGGCGCGGCGATGCATGTACAGGTAAGCGCGCAATTTCCAGATAAAAGCCTTCATAAATCACCTCGGCAAATCAGTTGTGCCAGTGCCAGCAGGCACCAGCAGTAGGCGGGGATTTAGCGCTTGAGCGCTCTTAGACCTTGATGAACTGGACACATCGCAGCAGCCCATAAGCCAGTGTGGCCCTTTGGTGGGCAGCAGCATCCGTTAGGGCGTTCCTCGACATACATCTTGGCGGTGCAGCTCATCGTGTCCGGGTACCCGTCAGGCTTGCCCATACGGTGAGCACCGTTAACGACTGGGATACCAGCCTGGCAGCCATCGCACTGGTTGCGCTCGACCTCTGCCGGCTTGAGTGCGGCCTTAGCCATCTCAACGCTGAAGCACTCGCCGTCCGAATGACCTTCGGGGAAATACTCCAGCATCCCTTCAAGCGCGGAAGTAAGCACATCCGCCCGCTCATCCGCTGCGGTCAGGCGCTGTTGCAACTCCTTCTCGCGGCGCTCCGAGGCTACGGCGCGCTCGGCGGCGTCCAGAAACAGGCGGGTCACGTTGTCGAAGTCTGATGCGCGCACGCACAAAACGTTGGATGCCTCGTGGCACCAGAAGCTTTTTACCTCGCTCATACAGCCTCCCTCGTTACCAGATCATGGGCATCCACAACGGCCATGCCGAGGCGTTCGGCTATCAGGACTTCCAAGCGGGCGCCCTTTGAATGCTCCCAGCCGGGCAGGGTAGCCACGGTGTCGCAGTCCATCAGGGCGACGATGTCGCGGCGCATGCAGTCGTTCCAGGTGCCGCCGTCCGGGTTGACCTCTGCGGGGTTGGTGACGGTGTGGCCGCCGGCGCGCAGGTTATCGGTCATTGCGGCGAAGGCCGGGAAGTTGAGGCCGGGCAGGCCGGTCATGGGGCCGCTCAGGTAAATCCGTTTCACGGGGATTCCTTGCCGGGTCATGCCCGGGGTGTGGAGTGGGAGGTTTAAGCGGCTCGTGCTTGGCGTTGTTCGGCGCGCCATGGATCATTGGCCCGAGCAAGCGCAGCCATCGGCGGCGGGCTGACGCTGTTGCCGCACATGTGCACCTGCTGAGTCTTGGTGAACGGCTTGCCGTCGGCGCCGTGGCTGATGATGTAGTCGCTCGGGAATCCCTGGGCTTTGTATAGCTCGGCCGGCTTCAGCATCCGCAGGCAGATGTCGACGATCACGTAGGGCGTACCTTTCACCATCACAGTGACCATGGCCAGGCGGTCCTTGGTGGTGATTGTCGGCGCGGGCGCATCGCAAGCGCTGATGTTCTCTGTTCCGTAGTAGCTGATCAGGAACGCAGCGACCCGCAGGGCACCGGCTTCGTGTTCAGGCGACAAAGTGAGCGACACCAGCGAGCTCTTGCCACCGCCGCCTGCCGTGATGGTCGGCGCCGGTTCTTCCAGGCCCTGGCCCACGCTGGCGCCGAATGCTCGCCCCATGAAAGCACTGACCAACCCGTGGTGCTGGCCGCCGGCGCTGATGGTGTGCAGCGGGTCATTTGCGTCCCGTGCATCACAGTTGCCGCGCATGTGCACCAGGTGCGCCGTCGCCAGTTGCTGCTGGCTGCCGGTGTTGGTCACAGTGGTCATGGGCTCGTGCATGCCCTTGGCGTGCGTGGTGTTGAATCCGCCGTTGGCCTGGATCATCACCGCGGTGCTGATCGACTGTCCGCCGCCGCTTGCAGTGACGGTGCCGATCGGGCCGCAGATGTCGTTTACCCCGTGGGAGCGACGTTTGTTTGCACCAGAACCTTCGCCGTGCCCGGCCTGGACGATACAGGCCGATGCGACCGCACGGTGACTGCGAGTCATGAGAGTGCCGATCGGCTGGTCTGCTGATACTGGGTGCCCGGCATACACCGGCCCGCCAGCTCCCACCAGAACTGAGCTGGTCAGTGCGTGCTTAACGCCGCCAGCGACCACCGTGCCCAGTGGTTGGTCTAGGCCTGGCATTCGTGGCTCTTGTCCTGGGCGTTCGCCGTAACCTGACTGAATCAGCGTGGGGCTCACCACCGAGAAGGCGCCTCCCTTTGGATAGGAGGTGACGGTGCGCAGTGGCTCGTCGGACGACTGCACCGTTTCTCCTGACCAGTTGGCGATCGGCACAATGAATGGCGCCGCGCTATCGATGACGAACTTCTTCATTCCTTTGGCAACGCGCCGCAGTGTGGCCGGGGCCAGGTCCTTCTTGCGACCGAAGATGCTTTTGCCCAGGTCAGTGAAATCGATGCAGTCCGCGGCTGTTTTCCACTTCTGCTGGCCTTTGGCGGGGCTCTTGGCGTGGGTTGACTCCGGCCACACGATTGGCTGGCCGTCGCACCGGGCGATCATGAACAGGCGTTCCCGGCTGGTCGGCGCGCCGAAGTCGCAGGCCTTGATCACCTTCCACTCGACGACGTAGCCCATGCCTTCCAGCAAGGCCACGAACCGGCGCCAGGTGCGGCCGCGCTGTTTCGGATCAGGGATCAGGAACTGCTGGCCCACCGGCACAACCTCACCAGGTGCAGCAACTTCGCCGCCGAGTTTCACCACGCGGCCGGTGGCCTTATCGCGCTTGGCGATCAGTCGGCCCCACTGCAGGATCTGTTTCACGTTCTCCAGGCTGATCACCCGGGGCCGCTTCATGCCTGCCCACTTGAGGCCAATCCAAGAAAGGTTGCGGATCTCGCGCTTACGCGGTTGGCCGCCGGCCGCCTGGCTGTGGTGCGTGCAGTCCGGTGACATGTGGAACCAGCCCACGGCCTTGCCGCCGCATTCAGTGTCCGGATCACCCTCGAACACGTCGGTGGTGAAGTGCCGGGCGCCCGGGTGATTCACGGTGTGCATGCTGATCGCTTGCGGGCTGTGGTTCTTCGCCACGTTCACCGTGCGGCCCAGGCCCATTTCCAGCCCGGTACCGGCGCCGCCACCACCACAGAAGAAGTCGACAACGATCTCATCGTCCTGAGGGTTGAAGCCGAGTCCGTATTGGGTTTTGAAATCGAAGGGATGTTTCTTCTGTTGTGCGGACATAGGGGATCCTCGCCGGCTGGCGTGATTCGTAGAAGTGGGGTATTTGTGCGTCACTGAATATTTGGAGAGTGGTGGTTCGAATGGATACGTTTTGGATACCGCTATTACTGGCAGTCGCAGGCGCGGCGTTTGGCGCGTATTTCGCGATTGTCAGAACAAAAAGGGAGAAGCTTTGGACAGAGCGATACGAGCGAATAGCTTCTGCTCTTGAGAAGACGAACCTCATACAGCGCTACCTCGACAGTGAGGTAAACGGTGAGCATCGTGTCCATGGGCTCACAGAGCATGAAAAAGCTCAACTCGATGCCAATTGGCCCATAGCCAGATACAAGCTATCTACAGACATCACCATGTTGCAGATGCTTTTCACTAAGTCGGATTTCGCTGAGACCCATAAGCGTTGGGACGCGTTACAGAAAAAGCTATTCTCTTTGATAGAAGACTCGATGCCTCACGATGTCCATGAATATGTATCTGCTGCCCGGCCTAAGGCGGAGCAGCTTGAAAAAGCACTCATAGCTCTATCTCGTGCGAAGTGTTTAGGTTTCTTCTGAGGCTGTACGACCAATACCCGGCATGGAGCCGGATCAGGCTGCTACGGCGTCTTCGAACTTGATCAGCAGGCTGCGGGTGTCGTTGGTGCAGCCGTCTTCTTTGACGCAGTAAGTGGCCGGGGTGTGCTCGTAGATCCGCGTGATCACGCCTTGTTTGACCCTGGTACCAATAGGCAGCGGCGGCTCGGGTTTGAACTCTTCAGCCCACGCTTTAACCGCCATATCTTCGGCCCGATCTACGAGATAGTCGACCTCGTCCAGCGCTTCCATGTCATCTCGCGTAGTGTCCCAGGACGCATATTTATCTAGCTCCTTTGCCAGCTCAAAACCATCCATATGGCGGCGGTAGTGCTGGGCGATGGTGTCGGCGTCTCCATTGATCTTTTCAGCAACAACGGTGCACGCGGCGAGGATCATTGCTTTATCAGCTTTCGGGCGCGGAGGAATGTTGCTCATGGATTATCTCCAGTCAGGCGCCGCCATCCGATACCGGATGCAGCGAGTAGGGTGGGTTATTCGTCGCCGTCGTCTTTGGCGTTCATTTGAAGCGATTCGGCAAATCCTGCTTGCCTTAATTTGCGCGCCACGCTTTCTGTTATCTCAAAACCGTGGCGCTTAATTTCGAAGTAGGTGGCGGATTTCTCGGCGCCCAATGAGTGGGCATGTGCGATCAGTCGCGAGATGGTCGCACGGTCTTTCTTCTCGCCCAGTTCCGCAGTGAGCTCTGCCAGCCGGTCACGCATTCCCTGGCGGAAGTAGTGTCGGATGATGTCGGACGGGCCTTTGACCTTCGGCGGCGCCGGAGGCAGATCCTCGGCCCGGCCATTCAGCACCAGCATTTGCACGACCTCACTGACCTCCTTGATCTCATGCCAAAGCATCAGCTCGTCGAGCATCTGCCGGGTGCCATACGGGACCGTGTGCCGCAACTCCTGCTCGCCCAGTTCCTGCCGTTTCTCGGCAAGCTTGGCCGTTCGTCCTTCCTGGGTCACAGCCATGGCCTACCTCTTCTATTCCGCTGGCCGGCAGTGAGAGCCAGGTTTGACGTTTGCGTTGCTGGATTCGGGTTATGCGGCGCATGAGTCGACCTTTACCTGGTGCCAGGCGCCGACGGCTTCGAAGATCCGCGCGGCGTGCGCCTCGTCCAGCGACATCGCTTCAGGTATGGCGATCCAGCCCGAATCCACCATCTGGCTTTGATTGGCCTCGTCGCGCAGTTTCTTGTAGCAATGCTCGATCACGTCTTCCAGGTGGTCGGAGAGGTAGACGCCTTCGGGCGCCACCTCCACCGATTTGCTGTAGCGGTCGCCGCGGGCGTCGATGCAAAGCGCGCTCAGGTAGATCGTCCAGCGGTGGGGGATACCGCAGACAGCCTGGCCAATCTTCCCCGGTGCGATGTTCTTGAGCGACTTGTAACTGATCATGCCCTGGCGGCCGCTGGGGTCGATGTTCACCACTGCGACATGGTTGGATGCCAGCAGCGACCGGCACGACCGGGCAATGCGTGCCTGCAGGTTATGCGGCTTGCGCTTGCTCATAATGCCTCCGCGAGTTTGCGCAGCGCCTTACGTTCTGCCGCTGTGATGGGCGGCTTTCGGCGCTTGAGGATGGTTTCGGGATCGATCTTGGTGGAGCGGGGCGGTGGCAGCGGGTTGATCGCCGGGCTTTCGCCCAGGTAGATCGTTCCACCGGCCGCCAGGAACTGCGCCGTGCGCTCCGATATTGAGTCGGCGTGCTGACGCTGCTGCTCAACCAGGTTGAGGTGGTTGCTGATCATGCTGCCGCCTTGGCCAGCGTCACCCCGGCCATGCTGAAGGTCGACCCCTGCGCCGCGACCATCGCGTCGAGCGCTTCCCGGTTGACCAATAGGACGGTGATCGGCGCCTGACCATATGCCACGGCTTTCACCAGGGCCTCGAAGTCTGTCACGTTGGCCTGCAGCGCTACCTGCTCCACGGTGTGGCTCGCCACAGGCTTTGTGGCCTGGCCGACGGTCGCCTGGACCGGAGCGGTGCGGACAGGCTCTGGTGTCGCCACCTTCTCCACGACCGGTTCTGGCTTGATAGCTGCCAGGCGCTGGGCTTCTTGCTCTTCGGCGATACGCTTCGCGTCGGCCTTTTGTTGCTCCGCCTTCTGGTGTTCCGAGATCCGAACCTTGATCAGCGCTACCAGATCATCGCTCGCCTTCATCACCAATTGCTGCACGTCGTTGAAGAGGAACATGTAGTCGGCGGCGAGCTCGTCCAGGCTGGCCAAGTTGTTCCGGATGCTGTCGCCGATCTGGCTGGCAGCGATCTTCGCCCGGGCCAACTCCGAATCAGCGGCATCGCGCAGGCTGGCAATGGTCTTTTTGCCTTTAATGGCGCCGGCGAAGTCCGCTGGCACAGCCGGCATGCGCGCCTTTCCGCCCAGCGATGCGTTGATCCGGTCGATATGCACCTGCAGCGCCTTGGCTGCGTCCATGGCGATGTCTTCACGGATGCTGACCTTACGAGCCTTCACCAGCTTGTCGAGCATCAGGCGTTTTTTGCGTAGCTCTTCCTGAATGGTGTCCAAGGTCTTGAACAGCTCGTCGATGCTGGCCGTCTGTGCGAGCGCATTCGCCTTCACAAGGTCGATGTTCTTTTCGGCCTTGTCGCAGAACTTGACCATTTCCTCGGCGTCGGCGAAGTGCTGATCTGTCTGCAGGTCAGTGTTTATGGCCTGGATGCGCGCCATCACCGTAGATTGAAAGGCGGGAAGGTTGGACGACTTCACGGCGCCTTCGAGTTGGACGGAGAGCGTAGGCAGCGTTTCGATAACGGCCGCGACAACTTCAACAACAGCGGCATGTGGGGTGTGCTCAGCCAGGTCGGCCTCAAACTGCTTCCAGCCTTCGATCAGTTGCTCGGCGCGGCCGGCGACCGGGCGATATTCCATGCTGACGAAGTTCTCGGCAGTGCCGTCGGAACAAACGAAGATGACCCGCTCGGCGCCGCTCACCAATAACTGCTGCTCAAGCTGCCAATAGTAGTGCGGTGCCAGGTCCTCAGCTTTCACTTGGGCGACCAGTGATTCGTTCCAGAGCTTGTGCTCGAACAGCGTCTCACCGAGCTCCGTCGCGCCGTCCAGAGAGGCCAGCAGATTGCCTTCGGTACCCACGACCGGATACAGCTCTTCGCCGATCATGACTTCCACTAGGGGGCGAGCCAGCGCCTCAGTCGCGTGACCCTTGTCGAAGATGAACTGCTGCGAAGGCGTCACATCTGGCGCGATGCCGGTCTTCTTCAGAGTGAGAAGCTCGGTGCGGGTCTGGTACTTCGAAGCGCCCATCATTGCCGGAGCTTCAGAAGCGGTGAAGTGCTGAGCGCGGAGGGCATGCCATTCGGCAGAGCCTTGAGCAACGTTATGGATTTTCATGCTGCTGCACCTTCGAGTGGCTTGAGCTGGTTGATGGAGTCGATTTGTTCGGCGGTCAGCGTGTATTTGCTGCTGACAGTGGCGATCAGATGCTCTGGCGATGACTTGCCGTCCTCAATCGCCTTGCGCCATCTCGGCAGGTTCTCTGCCAGCTTTTCGTCGGGATACGCCTCAAGCTCCGTCGGCGCCGCGATCTTGGCTACGCTGGCGAGGGGCTGGCCGTTCTCGCGGTCTTTCGGCATGTCCTGCAACTCTTCCGCGACCGGCATGCCGCGCAACACATCAGGGAACACGTCACGCAAGGCGAAAGCTCGGGCCCGCATTTGGCGCATTCGCTTTGGGTGCTGGGTCCACGGGCCTTGCTTGCCCATCAATCCCGCCGTCTTGGCATCGTCCATGTCGAAGGTTCTGACCTGCTCGTCTTCGCCGCGGCGCTTCACTCGGCAGGTTGCCGCGTGTCCGTCGTCGCTTTCGTAGACGTACTCACAAAGAGGCGAGCCCCGCACCAGGGCAATCACTGCGTCACCCCAGAGCGCCGGGCGCCCGTTGATGACCGCGATGTTCTGCATCGCTTGCAGCGGTTGCAGGCCCAACTCCAAACCCCACTGGATCGCAACCAGGATGTTGCCGGGGTTACCGAGGAACTCTTTTGGCACGATCGTCGACTTGGCCAGGATGTCGGCAAAGGCCATTGCCTCGGTAAGCGACGACGGCGTCAGGCTGAAACTTTGCTTTGTGGTTAATTCGGACACGACAGAATCCTTGCCGCGATGCACGCAGCGTTTGAAGGTGTGGGGTTATTGAGTGACGCGATCAGCGAGGGCGCTGATCAGCATCAGGAAGATGAAGACGGAGATGGCGATTAAACTTCCGCGGAGGATGGCGGCACGTTTTGCACGCTGGTAGGAGGTCAAGCTTTCACCTCATATGTGATCGTCCACTCACCACACAGGCAGGCCCTGCGGCTCCAAGCGTGAACATTTTCAATGCTGGCTAATTCAGCAGAGTGTAGAGCGTCTTCCCAAGTTGCGCCCTTGAACACCATCAGTACGCGGTCGCTTGGTACCGCCATGAATTCGGGCAGTTCTTCAATTTGTTCGTCGATCAGCGATTTAACCGGTGCGGTACTCATGCGAACTCCTTGCGCTGCCTGCAATGCTTCAGCAGGCGCTGGCAGTAATGGCTGAATTCTTCGAGGGTGATCAACTGATCCGTCATCAGGTTGGTGATGATCTGCTGAACCAGAATGCTGTTACCGGGCGGACTGTCCGGATGCGAGAGGCTATCCAGCGCTTCATCGATAAGGATGTGCGGGCTCACAGTTCGGCATCCTCGGCTTGGGCGATCAGCGCGTCATCGACAAGGGGTCGAAGTAGGCCCTCTGCGATTTCGCCAAGCTTGCCCAGTGGGTGGTCACTGTGGCCGAGCAGTTCGGCAGCAGCGACCTTGTCAGCGTGGCCGCGCTCGGCGGCAATCAGCAGGTAGCCCAGCGAAGCCGTGGTGACCTCGCAGTCTGCGAGCCGTCCGTTTGCATGTTCATCAACTGCCAGAGCGAACTGAGCCAGCGTGACGCCCTGAGCTGGACGCATGCGGCGCTGGAACGAGACGTCGCAGCCGAACCGCACCAACTGCTCGGCGGCGTTGTACAGCCACTCAGCCCGAGCCACTTCCTGCGCGCTCTCGCTCACCATCGGAGGCAACTGCGCGTCGTGCATGGCCTGACAAATCTTCAGTGCTGCGTTCATGGTTGCCTCCAGAGTGGCGGGTCAGTCGTAATAGGCTTGATCGGCCAGATACTCGGAATGCTCGTTTACAAGCCATTCCTCCATCGAGGCGATTTCGGATTCAGTCATGTGGCTGGTGTCGTCTTTCGATTCCCAGTTGATTTCGCAATGCCCGAAGTACTCATCGGGGTCGGCGGCTTGGGAGCTGAAATTGCCTTTTCGAGCCGAGAAATATGCGACGGTCAGGCTGATGGCAACGTCCTCGCCGCCCTTGACCGTCCAGTATTCGTAAGTGCGGGCCATGATTCCTCCAGGTGGCGTTAGTCGGTGTAAGCGATGTATTTGAAGTGTCCGGTATCTTTGTTGAAGCGCTCAAACCTGCCGCCGAACGTTCCGCGCACCTTCTCCTCGACTTCCTTGGCCTCGGTGCCGATAGGGAAAACTCCCTCCTTAATCATCGAGCTGCTGCTGTGGAGCTTGTCCACCCAGTCGATCTTGGTGGGGTCTAGCACGCGAGGCTTTGTTTGGATGTATGGAACCGGGCCGCCCATGCTGATAGACGAGATATCGCGAACGCACAGCGGGTCATCAGCGGCGCGCCACCCACAGTCATGACAGTGCATGTCGGCGCTCTCATGTCGCCAGCACGGCGCTGATATGTGGCAACTACAATCCTTGACTGGCTCCAGCTCGATTACACCTTGGCAGCCATCACGGGCGCACACGTCGCCCTCGGAATATCCGAAATCGCTCATGGCGACCTCCAGTGTTTGGGGTTAGGCGGAATCAGCGGCCGTGGTTTTGGTGGAAGCCATGGCAGAACTCTGCCGACTTCCTGGCTGCTGCTGCTTCAATTAGGGTCTTGTGATAGCCAAGGTGGATATGCTTCTTGTCCACGACTATCGTGGCTTGGAATCGGTTGTAGCGATGAAGGAACACGACCCCATGTAGGCCGCTTGTGTTGCGGCGCGAAAGCCTCATGTTCCGGTTGTTTTCTGTGGCTGTTACAGCGCGCAGGTTGTCGGCACGGTTGTCACGGCGATCGCCATTTATGTGGTCGATCTGCATGCCATCTGGGATGGGCCCGTGGAGCAGCTCCCAAACTAGCCGGTTGGTACGGAATTGGTTTCCGCCCACTCGTATCACCTCGTAACCGTCGCCGTTCGACGACCCAGCACGCTTGCCGGCGTACTTCCTGTTCCAGTGATCAAGCATTTCTGGGCAATTAACCTGATTCGACTGCCTGGTCTTCCAGTACATAGCGCCGTCGGCAGGATCGTAACGGAGCAACGAAACAACGTAGGTGCTGCTTGTTTTCATCTGCGACTCCGATCTGGTAAGTCGGCGCGTAAAAAAGCCCAGTCGAAACCGGGCTTTTCCCTCTTTACGTACAAGCCTGCCGGGCGCATGTGGCGTCGGGCGGCGAATATTTGTTCCTGGCAATCTACCAGCCGCGCCTCCCGTACAATTTGTGGGAGGCCCTGACCAAGACTTACGTGCGCGCTTGGTGTCTGAGGTGGTGCGGGTGTCGGCGGGATGCCAGCCCGTCGAGATATGTGGAAGCCCTCCGTTGTTCGCTCACTGGGTTGGCAGTGGCCACCGTTATCAAGGGGTGCTGCATGCAGGTGGGCGGTTATAGGCCGCAGTTTCGTCCGCATCGGAGGTGATCTTCAGTGCTGAGGCCAGGTCCGCCTTTCCTATGAACTCCCATTTAAGGGCTCGGAACCCTGCCGCATGTGTCAGCCTTTCGGCTCGCAGGGCATGACCTTTCAGCTCGACGCCCTTAGACCCTTTCGGGACTGAAGGTCACCTCCGATGCGCTCTCATAGAGAGGATCGGGCAGTTAACGACAGGCTGTCGTGGCTCAGGTCCATGCATTCCGTTTCAAGCGCTGCCAATGACAGCTACGCGGACTGTAGCGGGGCCTGGTCCTCTTTCAGCATCAAGCCGTGCTCAATGCAGAATTGAATCTCTGCTTTGTATCCAGCGCGATTCAGAACCTGCTGACCGTTCTGGTCGTAGATCGCTCGATGGTGGCCGACGCCGCTCTTGCGCAGCGTCCGCTCAACCGTGTACCCGTGGCGCTGGTAGCAGCCGTTTGGGCTGTTTGGGTCTGGCATCGTCTTACCCTCGGTTGTTTTCCAAATGCCCACCGCTCTGGATGGGCATCAGTGAAAAGGTCCGTCATGCTGACTGTGGGGTTGGTGTGAACACTTCCCACCAGTCAGGCGATTCACCAGCAGCCTCAAGTACCGCTATCGCCTTCTGCGCCTCTTCTGCGCTTTCGTACACATCGTCCGAGTAGCGGATAACGCCATCGGCGCCAGTAAACAAAATGTCGTGGACGCCTTCGTTCTCGCCTTCCGGGTCGATCTTGTGAAGGTCGCGCACTTGGAATTTCGAATTGCTCATCGTCTTACCCTCCGTTGATTTCAGATTTCAGCGAGTTGCTTTGCCCGATCCAGCAGGGCGGCGCAGACGCGCTCGTCGTATCGGTCGGTGGTTCGGTATCTATCAACTACTTCAGCTATTACCGAAGACTTAGCCTTAGCCCAAGCTTGATGAGCCTCTTCGGCAGTTTCATAAACTCCCAGGCCGACCCGCTTACTGTCCGCCAGTCGAATCCGAGCAGCGAACGGCATGCCTCTGGCATTTCGCGTCACCCCAGTTGGTAGATCGCCCCGCACCGCTGCGCAGTCATTCATTAACGTGTTGATGTAGACGGGAACAAAAACGGACGTCTCCGGGCAATACAGCTTTTCCCAGGGGCGAAGAATGTCTTTGTCCAAGTGGTTGCCATGCCATGGTTGCTGCTCCATCCATTCCTTGAACTTCATGAACGAACGCCACTCTTCAGAGACCTTGCAACCGTCATAGCCGGGTCGACGAACCGCTTCCTTCCCGTAGCAGCGGCCAATGATTCCTTTCCATCTGCTGTAGTAAGGGCTGATCGGCTTACTTGCCGAGGCGCAGCCCTTGGGCTCGTCGTTGATTCCGAATCCCTTGATCAGTCCTCTGTGCGACATATCTTGTCTCCACTGAATTCAACAATGCCGCCTCATAGAAGCGGCATCAGTAAATCTGTGGGTCATGCTGGTTTGAAGTTGCGCAGGAAGTCGGCCTGCTTGCTGCTACCGAAGATCGCTCGACCCTCGATCTGGTACTCAAGGATGCCGAAGGGTTTTCGCTCAAGCACCACGACCACACGCCCCTTGCTGCCAACCCAGCGACTGTTGATGGCTACTGCCGGGGCACTCACGCATCAATCCTTCGCGCTAGAATTGAGCTGAAGTTGATATAAATCGCTGAGCCACTTCTCATGACTACTTCGGGCTTTTCCTCGGGGTCGCGACCCTCCCATAACGCTTCTTCGAACGCGTCACATGCCTGCTGTTCGTCGCTGGCAAGAATTGCGAATGTCGTGTCTTCGTCGGCATGCGGGATGCGCCCAGAGACAACCCAGAGGCTGCCGCCCTCGCTTGCAACTAGCGGCGGAACACAGGTTTTGTCGATTTCGAACTTCACAATGAATCCCTCATCCGGTTGTCATCCCAAGCAGCCCTCGCGAGAAGGCTGCTCAGTGATACTTTCCGCTGTCTCGCTACGCATATCTGGATCATTCGCCAGTTCGGTATCCCTCGATCCGCCGCAGGTTCTCCCTACGTTTCCTTCCAGCACCCCAGTCACTCCCAAGGCGGTAGGTCAGATCAGATCGCCGGTCCCCAGTAGAGGCGTAGCGGCTTAATAGTTAGGTTTTGACAGAGCCTTTGCATCGGCCCTCCCTGTCCTTGCCGGACAGGCGGCCCCGCTGTTATTTCCGCAGCGGGATCGTCTTCTGAATTTTTAAAGAGCGGTCAGGCCCTGAGGCCCTTGCGAGTCCCTGTTGGGTGACTCGATGTAGTGAACATTACGCGCTGTAATAATCATCGTCAATACTCGATGTAATAAATTTTTGAGGTTCCGTAATAAATTATGCCGGGGCAGGATTGCCGCCGAATCGCGGGCATAAAAAAGCCCGCTCAGTGGCGGGCCTATTTGGCGGTTTGGTCTACTTCTTTTTGGGGGATCGGCGGACGGTTGACCACCAGAAGACCCGGCCAAGCATCTTGATCTCTTCGCGGTATTGCTCCGAGGTCATTATCTCGTCGGGGAATTCATCGGCGTTCTCGCTGCGTATCCTTATAGCGCCACCAGGGAGCCGGTACAGATATTTTACGCGAAGCATGCCTTCGTGGTTGAAGGCATAGATCTCGCCGTCGATGACCGATGTGTCGGCGCGGTCGAAGCCGATAGCCGCGCCATCCAAGATCAGTTTTTCCATGCTTTTGCCGCGAACCCTGGCCACCGCCGCGTTCTCACACTCAACACCTGCTGCTCTCAAGGTGGCGCTGCTGAAACGAAGCGTCCTGTCTGCAACCTCCATCACAACTGTCATACCGTCTCCGCCGGCAAATTCGACTTCTGCATAGTAGGGGACTGCACACTCATCCTCTTCCAGAGGATCGCCATCACTCCATACCGCCATATCCCCCAGGTACTCAGCATTCGCCTCAACGGGTCGTTGCGCGGGCGAGGGGGCGCCGTTCTCGCGGAACACAGAGGCAAGTCCCAGATATTCCAAAAGGGCGCTGATCTTTTCAAGTGATGGTTCTCTGCGACCGCCAAGCCAATGAGCGACCGCACCCTGGGTGACGCCCATCTGTTCGGCGACCTGATCCTGGGTGATCTCGAGTTCCTTCATTCTGGCCTTTGCCAGTTCGTACCATTTCTTCATCTGCACATCATTACGCCCTGTATACCCTCGCGCCAGTCACAGCGCGTAATGCCGCTTGCGCAATAAAATTACAGAAAGTAATATCTGCTCAAGAATACGGAGAAACCCTATGTCCAACATGAAGACGATTCGCGAAAAGGTCGGCGTCACCCAGGCCGCACTGGCCAAAACGGTAGGCCTGACCCAAGGCGCTATCGCTCATTACGAGAACGACCGCCGCAAGCCAGGCCTTGAAGAGTGCCGACGCATTGTCGACGCCCTCAATGCCAGCGGCGCCGCCGTTACCCTGGATGACGTTTTCCCACCACTGAATATCCCAGCCCTTACGGCCGCATAACCCTTTCGAACAACCAAGGAGCCTAACCAATGGCATACGACGACACACGCCACCTGAAAGACCGGGAGATCAAGTCCCGCTATGACGATGAAACCTATGAGGCGTTAAAGGCTGTGGCCCGCCTGCACAAGCTGCAACTGGCCGTGTTCGTTCGGATGTGCGTCGAGGAGAAGTTGGAAAGCATCGTTGAACCGAATGCTACCGGTAAACACATGCAGGCCTGAAGGCCCTGAAGGAGGCTTACGTGCCTGAAACCACGATCTGCCACGGGATCGATGGGCGCCTCTACGAAAAGCTTGAGCGGTTGGCAGCAGCGGCAGGGATGACCCCTGACGAGTACGCCGCAAAGCTTGGAGCAGAACGCTTTTTCGAGAAGACCAGGCCAAAAGGGGCTGGAAAGATCCGGCATCTACCAACAACAAGGCGTGATCCGCCGAAGGCCGGAATAGGGCCTGAAAAAGGAGGGACTGATGAAGACCCCAACCCATAAACCCAAATCGCAGGCACAAAAAAGCCGGGGCGCAATCCCGGCTCTTTCACAGCGCTTGCAAAAAACGTTTCAATCTGGAGCCGATTATGCACACCTCTAATCTCGATGTACAGGCCCTGAATAATCCCGCGCCACGTTTTCAGCATCCTCAAATCGTGGCGCGCACGGAAATCGTCTCCCTTATAGAAGGGCAGGCTTTCACCACAACAATGGCAATCTCGGCCGGATGCGCCGTTGACCATGCGAGCGTTATCAAGCTGGTCCGCACCTACCAAGCCGACCTTGAGGAGTTTGGACTTCTGGATTTCAAATCCGAAAGTACAGGCGGCCGCCCGACCGAGTTCGCACTGCTAAATGAGCAACAGTCGACGCTCATCCTCACCTACATGCGAAACACAGATGTCGTGCGGGAATTCAAGAAACGTCTCGTCAAAGAATTCTGGAGCCTTGTTCACTCGAAGCCAGTTTTCGACTACGCAGCGGCCCTCAATGATCCCCGTACGCTGTTGGCTCTACTGACCGACAACGTGAAGAAGGTTGTCGCCTTGGAAGCGGATAACTCCGAGCTCAGCCACGAAAACCTGATGCTTGAGCAGAAGGTTGTCGCCGATGCGCCGAAGGTCGACTTCTTCAACGCCGTCATCACATCAACCAGTATTCACTCGGTTCGCGAAGTCGCCCAATCTATCGGGACCGGCCAGAACCGTTTGTTCTCCTTCATGCGTCAGCAGCGCTGGGTTGATCGCCACAACACCCCTTATCAGGGCCGGGTTGAATCAGGCCTTTTGGTCGCCGAGCCCCATTCCTACAAATGCCCGGAAACCGGTGAGCGCAAAACGAAGTTCACCTGCAAGGTCACTGGCAAAGGATTCACCAAGCTGCAATCACTCTGGGCCAGTCGCGAGACTGATCTGCTTGGGGGTGATGTATGAGCGACAAGCCATCAACCAAACCGACAGTGATCGATGACACCTACATGGAGCAGTTCTCTGACGACGAGCTGGCCTATATGGCTTGGAACAAAAGTGAATTCGCCTTGGGCGTCTTCATGGATCCAGAAGAATCGAAGTGCGAAGACTGTGTTAGTGGCGCTCGTTTCGAGCTCATGACTTCTGTTCTGGCCGCGAAAGCCCTGGTCCTACGCTATACCGGCGTTGCCCCTCAAACGATACGCGACAGGGTCTTCAATCGGATTCTCAGGGCTGACTGCTTCCCTCAGTGGGAGACGCTGCAATGAGCTTTCAGGCAATGGCGTGGGCAGTCGATCAGACGCTGCCTACCCGCGAGAAGTTTGTCCTGATGATCCTGGCCAACTACGCCAGCAACGACACTTGGGACTGCTACCCAAGCCTGACCACCATTGCATCCAACACTGGAATGAGCCGAGACACCGTGATGCGAGCCATCAAACAGCTCGAAAGCATCGGTGCGTTATCGACTATTCGCCGGATGTCCGATGGCGTGAATCTCCCAAACATCTACCGCATAAACAAGAGCGCTGATCTGCGGGGGGTAGTAGCTGTGTGCGACCAGGGTAGTAGCAGCGTGCGACTAGGGGTAGTAGCTGAGAGCGACTCTAACCTATCACTTGAACCTATCAATGAACCGGGTAAATGCGCTGCCGCGCAAAACACCCCCCAGGTTCGTTTTGATGGAACTGATTTCCATGTCAGCGAAGGTCTATTAGCCAAGTGGGCAAAAGCATTTCCTGAAGTGAATATCGACCTGGAAATTGAACGTGCTTCTGTCTGGGCTGCGAGCAATCCACAGAAGAAGGACTGGCAACGCTTCTTGTCCAACTGGCTTTCCAAGAAGTCTGGGCACTCGGTTGATGAGACCAACGTGCCGGTCGACCAGATAATCGCGCTTTACCACAAAATTTGCCCAAACCTGCCAGCAGTCACCGTGCCTACCGACAAGGTTCTGCGCTCGATGATTGTTGAGCGATGGAATGAGTCTCCAGATCACCAGAGCGGCCAAAACTTCTGGCTTGGTTTTTTCCAGAAGGCAAACAGCCGTAACCAAGTTTTCTTCCGCGGTCAAAACGTTGCTCCAAGGCTTGAGGCCCTGGTTAGTCGTGCCGTCTTCCGTGAAATCTCGGAGGCGACCCAATGATGGAACTTCACAGCATCGAGGCTGAGCACGGCGTTATCGGCGCCATGCTTTGCCAGCCTCATCTGATCGACGTGCTCAGCGACCAGTTATCGGCCGACGCCTTCTCGTGGGAAGACAACGCCGAGCTGTACCGCCTGATCCTCGAAATGCATGCCGATGGGCAGCCTGTCGATATCGTCACGCTGCATGACCGCCGCGCCGAGCTTGCCAGTGGTGTTCGTGTTGCCGCGTATGCCGCCGAGATCCAGTCGAATACGGCCAGCGTTGCCAACGCAATGGTTTACGCGAAGATCATCCGGGAGCGCGCCGTGTGCCGCCTGATGTCGGCCGCCGCCGCCAGAATCAACGAGGTGGCACACGAAGAGGCGAGCATCGAGGACAAGATTTCCCTCGCTCAATCCATCGTGCTTGGCCTGGATAGCAGCGGCAGTGATGGCGAGTGCCAGATGATCGGCGACATCCTCATCGATCACGTTGAGGTACTTCAGGTCCGGCTGGATAAGTTCGCGGCAGGCGTGACCATCGACGGTCTCGGCACCGGCATCCCTGATCTGGACGGTTACACCCAGGGGCTCAAGTCCGGTCAGATGATCGTGGTTGCCGGCCGGCCTGCAATGGGCAAGACAACCCTGGCCATGAACATCGCCGCCGACGTGGCGATCAACCAGAAAAAGCCTGTGCTGGTCATCAGCCTGGAGATGAGCAAGACCCAGCTCATGGATCGGCTGCTTGCGGCAGTAGGCGGTATACCGCTCCCTTCGCTGAAAACAGGCGAGTGCAGCAACGACCACGCCACTGAGCTGAATACCGCCGTCCTGCGCCTTCGGGATGCCCCCATCGCGGTATCGGATGTCCCGGTGATGACCATGCCTCGCATCCGCTCCATCGCCCGGCGCCAGTCGCACCGCATGGGCGGGATGGGGCTTGTGGTCATTGACTACCTCGGCCTTGTCGAGGGGGATGGCAAAGGCCGGACGGAAGAGGTCACCGCCATGTCGCGCCAGATCAAGCTTCTCGCGCGTGAACTCGACTGCCCGGTGATCATTCTGTCCCAGCTCAATCGAGGCTGTGAAGGGCGCCCTGACAAGCGCCCGGTGCTGAGCGACCTGCGAGAGTCCGGCGCCATCGAGCAGGACGCTGACATCGTCATGTTCGTGTACAGGGACGAGGTCTATCACCCGAACACTCAGGACAAAGGCATTGGCGAAATTCTCATCCGCAAAAACCGGGATGGCGAAATTGGCATGGTTCCGACCGCCTTCCAGGGCGCCAAGTCGCGCTTCCTTCCGCTGGCCAACCACGCCCGGCAAGACAACGTCGTGAAGGTGAATTTCTGATGAGAGAGCGCAGATCGATCTATCACCATAACGGCTACCGGCTTCGCTCCTACACCGAGCTCATGTGGGCCCGCCTGTTGGAAGCGTCCGGGATATTTTACCTGTACGAGCCGGATCTTGTTCGCGTCGACGAGGGTTACTACCTCCCGGACTTCTGGCTGCCGAACGTGGGCATTTACCTCGAAGTGAAAGGCAAGGAGCCAATGCCTGAGGAAATCCAGAAGGCTGATGCAGTCATGGCGCGGACCGGCAAAGAGGTCATGTTTCTTATCGGGCTGCCTGAGTCCGACCGTGGCGGGCTGTTCAATTGCGGACTCCTCATGCGTGGCGCGAACGGCTGGCACCACAACATCTCCCCCATCGATCTCCAATGCCTGGTTCGCGATCACGTCAGCCCCGAAGCAGCGGCACGCATGTCCCTTTCAGTCCAAAAGGACGACATGGATTACGTACGGCCAATCGGCGAAATCATGGAGGAAATGTTCCTGGTTCGCGCGGACCGCTCAGACATGGAGCGCGTGCTCCGCGAAACGCATGCCGAGGCAAACGCCCAGCGCTTGACCCTCATGCCGGAGCCAACCATTTGCGAGAAGGCACTGAAAGCATTTCTCGATCGCCAAATATTTCGGACTTCTCAGCGGGGTGCAGCATGACTATTCATTTTCTGATTGCGGTTGCGTCGGGGCTCGGGGGCTTCGGCATCAGAATTTACTGCGTCCTGATCACAATGGCGGTGACGGCATGAGCATCGACAATGAGCAGCTCAACAGGACTGCAAAACTGCAAAAGTTGATGCGCGACCCCGTCGCAGTACTGGCCCTGATCTCCGAGAACGAGGCGCTGCGCGAAGCCAACGACAAGTTCTCCCGTCGTAACGGAATGCTTGAGGAGAACGTGCAGGCTATGACCGAAACGCACGTGCTCTACACCTGGCTGCGCAAGAAGGTCGACCAGCCGAGCAATGACTTCGTGGCTGTTCAGATGAACATCGGGCACGACTGGGTCCCGGTGCACGATCTTGATCGCGATCTGCGCTCGATGATCGAGAGGGAGGAGCCATGACTGACAAGATCAGCGTCAACAGCCAGGCCAAGCTCACCGAGGCAATCACGAGCCTGACCACCATGTTTCGCGACAAGCGCTACGTAGTCGTGTCGCTTCGCCCGGGAAAGGACCGCACCTTGGATCAGAACGCTCTGTGGTTCGCGATGTACAAGCGCATCGCCGAGATGACCCAGCTGGGCGACCCAGCCGAGGCGCGCAAGTACTGCAAGCTGCACATCGGCGTGCAGATCCTGCTGAACGAGGATTCCGGTTTCCAGGCCGAGTGGTACCAGGTGATGCGCCACCTGCCATACGAAACCAAGCTGGACATGATGGGTGAGTGCCACCTGTTTGGCCCGGACGGATTCCCGGTGACCAGTCTGTTCAATCGCGCTCAGGGCATCGCCTACACCGATCGCATCGTCGCGCGCTTTGCACCGCAGGGCGTGTACTTCTCTGACCTGCTTAGCCAGGAGGCGGCATGAGCCATAAATTCAGCATGCGCTATATCGCCTGGCAGGCTGCTACCGGACTGCTTGACAGGGACATGTACCTGGAAGCCTGGAAAGGTATCTACCGTCTCGGATTCGCACTAACTGCGTTCGCTATTCGGCTGGTGATGCTGGTCACCTTTCCGATTTCAGTACCTCTGCTTTGGGGTTTCCTTCGCGTTATGGAACCGATCAACCAAAAGCGGAGAAAGGCCCGGCACGACAAGATCGTGAAAGCCCATCGCCAACGCCTGGAGGAGGCCGAATGACCATCGAACGGAAGCCGGCCAAGCCGAAGAAGTGCCGCGTCGCTACGTGCAGGGCCTCATTCGTCCCTTCGCGGATGGGGCAGGCGGTGTGCAGTCCAGCGTGCGCAATGATCGACGCTCCCAGGCATGAGCCGAAGGCGCGCAAGGCGCTAGCGGACATCGAGCGCAAGGACATCAAGGTCCGCAAGGAGAAGCTGAAGAGCAGGGCGGATCATGCCAAAGAGGCCCAGGCGGTCATAAACCGATACGTCCGGCTGCGTGACGCCCATCTCGGCTGCATCAGTTGCGATAAGCCGGCCTCCTGGGGCGGGCAGTGGCACTGCTCGCACTTCCGCAGCGTGGGGGCTGCCCCGCACATCAGATACAACCTCTGGAATATGCATCGTTCTTGTTCCGTCTGTAACAACCACCTTAGCGGGAACATAGCTGGGTATAGGCCAAAACTGATTGAAAAAATCGGGCAGCAGAAGGTGGATTGGCTGGAAAGCAATCATTCCATAGCCCGCCATGACATTCCGTACTTGAAGCGAATCAAGGCAGTTTTCGCCAAGAAATGCCGTCGCCTGGAGGGTCGCATCCAATGCAATGCTGCGTAGAAGATTGTGGCCGTTCGGTCATGTACAGGGGCGTTCAACTCTGCCAGATGCACTATCACCGCAAACGCCGGAATGGCGACTTTGCATTAGTCCTTGAGAAAAAGCGGAAGAAGCTGGGCTATTCCAGGGTTTATCGGGTGACCATGCCTGGCAAGGGATACCAGCGCCTATACGAGCCCAGCCACCCGCTCAGGGATAGTCAGGGGTATGTAGCTGAGCATCGGGCTGTCATGTACGCAAAATACGGGGACACGCTGCCTGACTGCGAGTTGTGTGGAATTGATCTGTATTGGAATACCTGCCACATCGATCACAAGGATCGCGATGTAAAGAACAACAGGGAGGACAACCTTAGGCCTCTTTGTGCGCGTTGCAATACATGGCGAGACTACCCAGAGCAATGCGAGCTTTCCAAAAACCACAAAATCACTATCGATGGGGTTTCTAAAACGCCACAGGAATGGAGTCGCGAGCCGGAGGTAAAAGTCTCTGGTAACACGATAATCCTTCGGAAGAAATCCGGCATGAGCGACTTCGATGCTGTGTTCGCGCCAAAAATCACACATAACGGCCGCAAGCCGTTGCCACCTCCTCGCAAAACCAATCACAAGCGCGAGCGGAGCAATGCTTTCGTGATCACGATCGATGGCGTAACGGACACGCTGGCTGAGTGGTCAAGGGTGTCGGGTGTAGCTGTCACTGAGCGCGCAGTGGCGAACAGGATTAATTCGGGCTGGGACCCTATTGATGCGTTGTTCACTCCGGCGCGCAGCCGGGGGAGATTGAGTGAAATCAACGAGGTCGAGTACCGCGCAATGACCAGAGAACTGAAAAAGGGGCAGGCAGCATGACCTATCGCAACGTTGTTTCAGCAGTAGTTCGCGCCCTTGCGGCCGAGACCATCAGTTCCGCCGGCGGCTGCGACTTTGAGCCGAAGGTGCAGTGCGCCAAGCAGAAGGGGGAGATCGTCGGCAAGGAGGCGTCGTTTCTCCAGGACTGCTGGGTGTTCGGGCGTCTGCATAAGGCGTTGTCTGCCGAGCACTGGCGCGCCCTGGTGGCGAAGTTCTCCACACACACCGAGCGCAAGCATGCGGCAATTGCAGAATTGACCCGTGTGATGCGCTCACCGGCGCCGGAGCGGTTCCTTCACTGTGCCGTGGTTACGTGGGCGTTACCTCGGCTGCCGGGCGTGGACGGGAAGCGCTCAACGAACGTCCTGCCGGCCGGCTGGTACGAGATGGATAACT